TTAACTGGTTCTCAGCCTTTTAATCAGTCCGATAATATAATCAAGATCTTCTTTTTTGAGGTCTCTTTTTGCGTCAAGAAGGACACGGGCGCTCACATCGTCATATATTTCCAGAGCTTTTCTGGCAGTTTCCTCATCCAAAACGCTGCTGTATCCGAATTGGTGCGCTGATACACCTTCAGGCTTCTTTTCTTCAGCTAGCTCCCAGCCCATAATCCATTCGGGAGAAACTTTCAGCGCTCTTGCCATCGTCTTTAGTTTGTCTAAGGGGATATTCTTAATCCCTCCAGTTTCATATCGTTGAAGGGTGGACTTACTCATACCCGTCAAATCGGCTAAATCTTGGAAGCTGTATTCTAATTCGATACGCCTTGATTTTATCCGCTCAACTATATTGCGCATGGTCTCTTCGGGCATTTTCCCAACTCCTTTCTATTTATTTGCTTTTATCATACACTAAACGTTTTAAATACGCAACAATAATTTTGAAAATCGTTGCGTAAATGGGTTGACAATTTTCCTGTAGTGGAATATTATGGGTTTATCCTAAATGTGCAACGAAGGGGGCAGGATCATGAAACGAGAGATTTTAAAACAAAAACTGTCTGAACAACATTTAACGCAAGGCCAGCTAGCTTCGAAAATAGGGATTTGCGAAAATTCAATGAGCAGAAAAATGAGGGGCAAAAGAGAGTTTCGGGTATCTGAGGTTATTGCAATCTGCAATGTATTACAAATTGCAAACCCATCAGAGATCTTTTTTGATGATGATGTCCTAAATTCGCAACGAAACATATCGTTTAGAAAAGGAAACCGATGAGTGAAACGGAGTGATTAGAATGATTGGAAGAGAAGACGAATTAAATCAGAGAGCAGAATACAAAGAGCTTGCTTTGGCCGCAGCCAGAGAAGCCATTCTTGAACTTACAGCGCAAGACAAAGCATCGGCTAAAAAACAGGTATTTCAGAATACCAATCTCCTGCTGGAGCATTATCTGGATTTGAAGGCATACTGCATACATGCGGTATATAAGGAATTTCCTATCAATCTGGAAGATGCCGTTAACCTTGAAGGGTATGAGATTACCATTCAATCAATTAAAGCAAATCTTGATGTAACAAGGATTATCCTGTCTCATGTGAATACTGCACTGGCGCTCCTGAAGAAAAAGTGCAGGGCGCGGGGTTTTGATCAAAAGTTCAGAGTAATTGAATTGATGCACTTGGATGAAAAGATGCAGGCAGTTTCCTGGCCGGAGAGAGTTCGTATCATATCTGAAGAGCTTCAATGTGAAGAAGCCAGTGTTTTGAAATGGAGAAATGAAATGGTTCGCGACCTGGGGGTGTTTTTGTTTGGTGCGGGCGGATTAAAGCTAGGATGGCAGAGCCCTTATTCCGTTATGCAGAATCGATGATCATTGACGGAATATTTCATCTGAATTAGCGGAATGTTATATTTGAATTGAAGTATGACCTAAGGGGGGCTGGGAATGAAATGTTCAACTTGTGCAAACCGTTGGCCCAATAATATGTGCCGGAGCATGATGAGAAAGCCAAAGGCAAGATGGTGCTACATGACGGCCGAAGAAGCAGTGAATGCAGAGCGGGCAGTAATTACATATATAGAGCAGCAGGAAGAAACGCTCGAAAGTGAAGAAGAATTAAAAAAACTCAGGATGATAAAGACAAAGGCACACTCCAGAATTACGGAACTGGAGGGCTGATTATGATACGGTGTATCCACGAAGATTGCAAATATCGCGGGCTGCTTGGCGAGAACATTGACTATTGCAATTATATCGGGCATGCGAAACGAGCAAGACGATGTGATCCTGCTGTTTGTGATAAGTATCTGTCAAAGCTGGAAACTGGAACTGCAGCTGCAAGAAAATCGGTCGCTGAAAGCTGCCAGTCGGATCTTTTTCAGCAGAGGTACTAGTGTGATCCGGCTGAAAATGATTCGATGACACTCTTCCAAGGATCGACCGCACAGCTAACTAAGGCAAAGGGATGAAACCAGAAAGGAAAATAGATGATCGCGAGAACGTATCAGGATTTACTGGATGAGATACAATTTTACAATACCCGAATCAGGCAGCTCAATTATGAAAGAGCTGCCCTTTTACTCAAACATGGGGCGCCGGCAGGACTCCGCGGTGCAAGACTTGATCCCTCGGGCGTTAAAAGTTCCGTGGGTTTCTTATCCGTGGAGGAAGTCTTCCTGCGGGTTCAGCAAATTGAGGCTTCCATCAGGGATTGCAAGCAAATGAAAAATCTGCTTTTAAAACAGCTGGATGAAATCAACAAATCCCTGTACAGGCTGGAGGGCCGACCTTATAAAATATTTTGGCTCCATAAATGTGAGAATAAGAACTTTAAAGACATTGCAGAAGAAGTGGGATTGTCCCTAAGCCAGGTACAGCGGATTTATAAAGATGTGCTGAATGAGGAGGTTGAAGCGGCAGGAAACTGAGCACTGGTTAAGAACAGGCAAACCAATGGGTTATTGGAGCCGTACGAAAAACGAAAATGAAGGAGATCAGGAAGAGCACTGAACTACTGCGTCCATGAAAACATAAAAAGTGCTATTGTAATGCGGAGGCTGCCGTTGTAATATGATATTGTCAGGAAGTTTAGATCGAGACTGTTGGATTCGTCCAGCAGTCTTTTTGTTCGCCCTCCATGGGCGGACTCCTCCTCCTCGACTGTCTGAACTTTTGGATTGTTCATTGGCATCACAGAAACAGGATGTTCGTTGTTCGCCAGAATTTTTGAATGATATCGTTTGAAAAGTGTGAATGGAAATCAGTGATTTCGTGATTCACACTTTTTTGTTGCTGAATTTAAATAGAAAGGAGGTGATGGCTTGATATCATACTTCAGTTTCATGAGCAGAAACGGCCAGGGAAAGAAACAAAGAATTGCTTCAATTGTTTTCTTGTGAAGGAGGGGATCGAATGATCAAATCGTACATTGATAAGAGAAGGGAACGGGTGGCCGGAATGCAGTCTATTGTTGATGCTGTCAAAACAGAAAGCAGAGCCATGGACCGTGAAGAAGCAAAAAAATTTCACTATTACGAAAGAGAGATTCAGAAGCTGGACATGGCCATTGAAAATTGGAAAAGGATGTGAACCTCAATGATTGTAAGCGAAATAACCTTGAATGATGTTGCCGGCTATCTGAAATTGAAAGACGGCGAATATACCCAAGCAGAACTGCAGATCTATCTGAATGCGGCCGTGGCTTTTCTAAAAAAATTTACCGGGTTTGATGCAGCAGGTTTGGATGAACATGAGGATCTCACGGTGGTGACCCTAATGCTCTGCCATGATATGTATGAGAATCGTAGTCTGCATACTGAAAAGCGCAATATGAATCAGATTGTCGAAATTATTCTGACACTGTACAATGCAGCCCGAGACTTATAAAACGGAAAGGAGCGGCATGATGAATTCAGGAGCGTTGAATCAAAAAATTAAGGTTCTTGCACTAAGCAGAACGGACAATGCCTACCAATGGATCTGCATCGATTCCATATGGGCGAAAGCAGAACCGTGCTTTGACAGAAAATCCTTTCAGAGCCGAAGGATGGTCAAGCCGGTTAAGTTCATCACCCGGAAAAATGGAATTACAATGAGTCACGCAATTTTATGGGAGGATGAACACTGCTTTATCATCAATATCACCGAGATCGACCGAATGTATCAGGAGATTACCGCGGTAGTTATAGAGCCTAAGCTCTGCAAGGTGATCAAGACGGAGGTTCATCTGGATGCCTTTAATAGACCCGTCTTAAGTGGTGTGAAAGAGATTTCCTTTCCGGGCAGCATTGTGGACTTGCCGTCAAAGAGAGAGACCGCCAAACCTATGTCGCGTCTTGAACTAAGGTATCTGCTGACAGTGCCAAAGGAAATCGAACTGCAGGCAGGCGAATTGATCTCAATTGGCAATACCGATTATGAAGTATGGATTCCGCGTTTATCCTTCAGCGATAAGAATCAATACGAAATTAGAGTAAGGAGAGATGTCTGATGCAAAGCGTAAAGGTAAAAGGCTTTGAAAAGCTCGATGGTGCAATTGATTCCTTGCTCGATAACCTTCCGGCGGCACGCAGCGAGCTTCGTAATTCCTTGAAAGAGATCATTCAGAATGATCCAAATGAGGCTCATGCAGAGAGTGCCGCAGCGCAGGAAGCTCAGAAATTTGCAGACAAAGTGGCAGACCGATTGGAGGGGGTATCATGATTGTGGAAAAAGAGATTCTGCTTATAGTGAATCAGATGCTTGCTGTGCAGTTTCCTCAGACGGCTGTCTATGTCAACAAATGCCCCGGGGATTTTATACGGCCCAGCTTTTTTATCGAACATGTTTCTACAGAACAGAAAGACAACAGCTGCAAAACAGTAATGAAGACGGTGGTTTTTCAAATTACATGTTTTGCTCCGGTGGACAGCCACTACCACTCCGATTCGGAACTACTGATGGAGAGACAGACAGACGTTCTCAATCTGTTTCGGAAAGGGTATATCGTTATTGGAGACCGGGCCGTCAAGGTGAAAGCCGTCAGCAGCGGTTTCAATGAGGGTGAGGCCTATGCGGAACTGCAATTCGAATATTGCGATGACCGCCTGGAGGAAGCCGGAAATGAAACGCTGATCGGTTCTGTAAGTACTAAGGTTAAATTAAAGGAGGGAGAGTCATGGGACTTCCAAATATCAATATAGAATTTAAAACAACCGCAGCTTCAGCCATTGAGCGCTCTGAGAGGGGCGTTGTAGGGATTATCGTAAAGGATGCTGCCAGCAACGGAGCATTTGCTCTGACCAAGACATCGCAGATTCCGGCAGCGCTGGGAACAGAGAACAAGGCTTATGTAGCAAGAGCTTTCAACGGCTACGTCAATCCGCCGAAAAAGGTTATTTTATATGTACTGCCAACTGCGTCAGAGGATCTCTCTGAAGGTCTTTCCTACATGGCCACGCAGAATATCGACTATCTGGCAGGTCCTCCAAGCATCAATCAAACGGAGGCTGCAGCTGTTGTCTCTTGGGTGAAGGAACAGAGAGCGGATGGTTATACACCCAAAGCAGTGCTGCCCAATACTGAGGCTGACAGCGAAGCCATCATCAACTTTACTTCCAGCGAGATTCTGGTGGATGGTATCGAATACACGGCCGCCCAGTATTGTTCCCGTATCGCAGGACTGGTTGCAGGAACGCCTCTTACGATTTCCTGTACCTATGCACCTCTTCCAGAGGTTACGGGCGTAAAAGGCATGACAAAGGATCAAATGGATGCTGCAATTGATGCCGGTAAATTTATTATCTTCCACGATGGGGAAAAAGTTAAGGTCGGACGCGGTGTTAACAGCCTCCAGACCACTACTCAGGATAAAGGCGCTGCTTTTAAGAAAATAAAGATCGTCGAAGCAGTGGATATGATGAACAGTGATATCCGCATGACAGCCCAGGATTCCTATATTGGAAAATATGCCAACAGCTATGATAATAAATGCCTTCTGATCGGAGCCATCAAGGGGTACTTTGCAACCCTTGAAACACAGGGTGTTCTGAAAATTGGTTCTGCCGTTGGAATTGATCTGGCGGCTCAGGAGGATTATCTCCAGTCCCAGGGGATCAACACGGATGACATGACTGCACAGCAAATCAAGGAAGCAAACACCGGAGATAAGGTATTTCTTACCGCATCTGCATCAATTCTGGATGCGATCGAAGATATCAGCCTTATGATTGTGATTTAATAAGGGAGGATATGAGTATGAACAGCGCAAAAAGAATTATGAGCGGAACCTGGGGCGAAGTCTGGCTTGACGGAGACTATGTTTCCGAATGCTACGGGCTTCAGGCGAAAGTCAGCTTCAATAAGGAGGATGTCAATCTTTGCGGAAAGATGGCCACAGACAAAAAGGTCAAATCCATCAGCTGTACCGGTTCGCTGAAGCTGCACAAGGTAAACAGCCGCATGGCGCTCGTCATCGGCGACTCCATGAAAAACGGCAAGGACCTGCGGTTTACCATCATTTCCAAATTAAAGGACCCAGACGCTTACGGTGCAGAGCGAATTCTGCTTAATAACGTTTCCTTTGATGATCTCACTCTTGCCGACTGGGAAGTAGCTACAAACGGAAAGGTGGAAGCACCCTTCACCTTTACAGACTATGACTTCCTTGACAGTGTGGAGGCCTAATCCATGGATACACTGGAACTACTGCTGAAAACGGAAATCCCCGATCTGCCGGAAAAGAGCTACAAGGTAAAACGTCTCAGTACACTCTGCGGCGCACCTATCGTTTTCCAGTTGAAGGCACTGCCGTATAACCGTGCAGCAGAGATCATCAAGGACCAAAAGGAGGATATGAATGTTCATATCCTTCTGGCCGGTGTGGTTTCACCGAATCTGAAATCTCGTGAATTGCAGGAAAAATACAAGGCATCAACTCCTGCAGAACTGGTAAAAGCAATGCTCCTGCCCGGCGAAATTGAGGATATCTCCAGAGCTGTCGAACTGCTGTCTGGTTACCGAGCTACCACGATTGAAGAGATTAAAAAAAAATAGATGAAGATCCGGAAACCCAGGTCATGTATTACCTGTTTTCGCGGCATCACATCCTGCCAGGCGCTTATTACAACCTGCCTCCGGGCGATAAGGTTGTAATAAGGGCCTTTTTTGAAAGACATATGGATGATCTGATAAACGCTGCGAGACCAGTTGTATAGGTTGTATCAATTGGAAAAAACAAATTATCAAGGTGGCGCGGCAATGACCAAGGTTTCAAAGATCGAATAAATCGGGAGGAGGCGAAACGATGGCACGGAAAATCAGCATTGAGATTGTGGCACAGGACAACTTTACCAAAACCCTGAAGAACATGCGAAGTGATACACAGAAATTCAATAAGGACTTGGAGACACTGGGGAATAAACTTAGTAAATTTAATGAAAGCATGACAATTGACACGTCGTCAGCCGAAAAGGGGCTTGAGAACCTTATTTTGGAGATTAGTAATACAAAAGCTGCCCTAAAAAGCTTGCAGGATGAGATGGTACATGGTGTTGGTTCTGAAACTATGGCTAAGGAATCGGAAAATATTGTTCAGGGTAATCAAAATGCGGAAAAAAGTTTTGGGAAGCTGAAAAAAACCATACAGGAGAGTAGTTTGGCTGGCGAGATGAAAAAGCTTGGGTTAGATCAATTCTCTGAAGCTGTCATTAATACGACTAATAAAGCTGTATCAGTATATTCGAAAAGTGCCCTTGGAGATGAGGAGGGCACAATGGTTAGCAATGCCTTTTCTATGGGGCTCATGGGAGCGCAGATGGGTGCCTTTGCAGGAATTGCCGGAGCCTTGACGGGAGCTGCAATTGGAGTTGGAATAGGACTAATAAACGGAGCACTAGAAAACTACTCAAAAAGAGATGACTCATTTAAAGCTTATTATGGCAAGCAGTACAACGATATCGACGAGGCAAAAAACGAAATGATCACCAGTGCCGCGAGCCTTTCACTTAGTAAAGCAGAAGGCACTATATTGCTGGATGAAATAAATAAATTGAAAGGCCTTAATGATGAGAACTTACTTGCGGCTGGAAACGCTTATCAAAATAAGTTGTTGAACGATGACGAAAATAAAGGTGATATCTACGATCAAATAGCTTTTTTGGAATCTGATGAGGGTAAAAAAAATGCAGAAATCGATACGGAATACGCCGATTTCATGGCAGGCCTGGAGAATAAAAAGCAAGCGTATGATATCGAAGCGAAAAAAGCCCTTGTTGCAGATCAATTTGATCAAAATGTAATTAATGACCTAAAGAATACAGGATATTCAGATGAATCTATAGAACGCTTTAAAACAATGAATGAAGAATTTAAAAACTCAGATACAAGTGTTCTTCAAAAGAAGAACCTGCAAATGGAGGCGGGGGCAATCTCAGCAAACGAATATGCAGGTGATGAAGACGTTCAGAAGGTTAAGGATTCGAATTTAGAACTGATCTCAAATTTACAAACCTCAGCAGAAGCAAATGATGCGGGATGGGTAACTGTAAGAGAGATTAATAATAAACTGACGGAAGGGCTTATGGCTGCCGGTAAGGAAGGGACACAGATAATACCTGTCAGGGGAATTACTCCTGCCGCTTATCGAAAGCAAAGCGCCTACGGCTTAAACTACGTCCCCTACAACAATTTTCCAGCCATGCTTCATGAAGGAGAACGTGTCCTCACAGCAAGTGAAAATCGCGGCTATGGAAAAGGTGGCGGAGTAACCGTAACAGGAAACAATTTCACCGTCAGGGAAGAGGCAGATATCGGGAAAATCGCCAGGGCATTATTCAGGGAGATCGAGAAGACCCGTATGGTCATGGCATATTAAGAAGGGAGGAATAAGGTTGCGTAAATTTATCTTCAGAGAACCGGATACCAGCAAGGAAATTGTTCTTCCTGTTACGCCGGGCAGCTTTAATGTATCCCATGGAGTGAAAATAGAAACTATCAATATTCATGGACTTGGCGATATCAATTTGGCGGGTTATGGTACATTATGTGCGTTTAAAATTGACTGCATGTTTCCATCCAAGCATTATCCATTCATTCAGAATCTCATGTATTCCGATCCGTATAAGTACATTCAGGAACTTGAGGTTTGGTGCGACGCCAGAAAGGTGATCCGTTTCATTGTCTCCGATACCATGGTAAATGTCCCGGTACTAATTGAGGATATCGCATATGGCGAGAGAGACGGAACCAGAGATGTCTATGCGTCGATTTCACTGCGTAAATACAGGACTCTGGCAGCAAATATTGACCCATCAGTGGGCACACAAAATAATGCAAGAGAGCCTGCCGCAGCACATCCCACCCCAAATGAACACAAGGTTGCATCAGGTGATACACTCAGCGCCATCTGTAAAAAATACTATGGCAATGCTTCCCTCTATCCCAAACTGGCGAAGTACAACAATATAAAAAACCCGAATCTGATCTACACGGGTCAGAGCATCAAAATTCCTGACAAGAGTTTGCTGGTTTAGGAGTGTGGTTTTAATGATTAAACTTTCAATTACAGGGAAAAACGGTTCAGTAGATATTTCGCAGCTGGTTCCAAGCATCTCTCTCTCAGGAGAATTTCAGCAATGTGCCAGAACCCTGGAGTTTAGCATGGTTGCTTCTGCAATCGATACAAATCTTCCTGTGGTATCCTGTGAACTCGGCAACCAGGTGGTTGTTACGCTTGATAGTCAGGAGCTGTTCAACGGCATTGTATTCTCAAGACATAAGAGCACATCAGGGAGCAGCATCAACGTTACCTGCTTCGACTATGGAATCTATCTGAAGCGGAATGAAGCGGTGTACAAGTTCCCCAATTGGACGCCGGAGGCAATTACGAAACGGATTTGCACTGACTTTGGAATTAAGCCTGGACGGATAGCAGCAACCGGGGTGAAAATCAGCAGAAATTTCATTGGGGTGGATCTCTACAGCATGATTCAAACTGCATACACCATTGCATCGGTCAAAACGGGGAAAAAGTATCAGATCAGGTTCAGAGGTCTCGAGCTTGATGTCATAGAAAAAGGAATGGCGAATGAGCCATTGATTTTAAGCAGCGGCAGAAATCTTATATCAGCCTCCACCACGGAAAGCATTGAAAGTATGATCAATCAAGTCCGAATCTATAATTCGAAAGACCAGCTGATCGATACAAAAGAAAATAGCGAGGCAGTGAAACTTTATGGACGGTTGCAAAGCTATCTCAGAAAGACGGATGATGAAGACGCAGCGAAGGAAGCTGAGAAAATACTGAAAGACTACGATGTATCACAAAAGATCACCGTAGAAAATTTGGGTAGTCCGCTTAATATCACGGGAAATACTGTGATTGTTCAAGAACCGTATACTGGATTGTACGGTCTTTTTTATATCGACAACGATGTTCATATGTGGAACAAAGGCCAGTATACCAATAAATTGGTTCTAAATTTCGAAAACATGATGAATGAAAAGGACGTGGGCAAGCTTGGCTAAGCAAGAACCAGATACTTGGTCAGGGATTGGTTGCGATTTACAGTTTGGGGAGGTGATTTAAGTGGAAGACAATCCTTTCACTTCTTTGGTAAGGGGGATTCGGGAGGAAGCGAAAAAACAGATTCCTGCATTTGTCAGGTTGGGAGAAGTAATTACTCCTGCCCCATTAAAGGTCAATGTGGCGCAAACAATTCAGGAGGAGGATGCACTTTTAAAAAGCAGCAGCCTGACAGAGTTTGAGACTGGAGAGCAGCTGCTTCTGATCCCTATTGAAAATGAACAACGATACATAATAATCTGCAAGGTGGTGGAGGTATGAGCAAAACACTTTTTCCGAGTATTCAACCGCAGACGTCAGAAGCTGAAAAGGCTATGCCGCTTTTTAAAGAGGTCAAATGGGACTTTATAAACAATATTCCGATTTATAAAGGCGGATCTCCTATGATTGTTTCTGGGAAAGATGCGGTGGTAGTATGGGCATGGAAAGCACTACACACACCGCGGTTTCGGCATGAAATTTATACATGGGATTACGGAAATGAGGTGGAATCGCTGATTGGCCAACCTTTTACAGAGGAATTGAAACAATCAGAAGCTGCACGTTACTTTGAGGAGTGCTTGCTGGTTTGCCCTTATATATCAAGTGTTTCCGATGTAACAGCAGCGTTTTCCGAAGGAAATCTAAAGATTCAGGCCAGCCTAAAAACAATTTATGGGGAGGTGGAAGTGAATGTATGAACATTATACAGTTGAGGCGATCAAAAGCGATATCCTGAGCAGACTGAATACGGATATCAATACCAGCGAAGGCAGCTACACAAGCGATATGGTCAGTACCGTAGCCCATGAAATATGGAAATACTATCAGGCCCTCGATGCCGTTGTGCCAATCGTTTATATTGATGAAACATCCGGGGAATACATAGACAAGCGATGTTCGGAATACGGCATTAAGCGAAAACCAGGAATGAAAGCGACAACACAATTAACCTTTACTGGAATCGACAATACAAAAATCGAGGCAGGAAAGGTCTTTCTTACAGCAGAGGGACTGCAGTTTGAGACCGATTCGTCTGTGACGATAACCGGCGGCATGGCAACGCTAAATGCAACTGCTGCGGAGATTGGCAATGAATACAATGTGGATGCTGGCACAATTACGCATCAGATCGTCACTGTAAGCGGCCTCATCTCGGTTACGAATACGAAGGCTGCCGGAGGTACAGACGAAGAAACTGATGCTGCTTTGGTTGCTAGATTTTACGATTTCCTCCAAAACCCCGCAACATCCGGGAATGCCTCCCATTACAGACAATGGGCTCTGGCCGTGGATGGCGTTGGAGCAGCGAAAGTCACGCCATTGTGGGATGGACCTGGAACAGTCAAGGTGCTGATCACTGGGGATGATAATATGCCTGTGGATTCGACGATTGTTGATAATTGTGCCTTAAATATAGAGGAACATCGGCCTATCGGAGCAACTATTGCGGTTAAGAGTGCTGAAGGGCTGGAGGTTAATGTCTCTGCTGCTGTGGAAATTGACACCTCTACAACCGTATCAGTTGTAGAAGCAACTTTTACAATGGCTCTCGATTCCTTTCTAAAGAATATTTCATTTTCAAAATATACAATTTTATATAATCGGGTTGCAGCGATGCTTCTTGGCATTGATGGTGTAATTAATTACTCTGAACTAACAATCAACGGAGAAACGGAAAATGTGAAAATCGGACCTGATCAGGTTCCCGTTCTTGGATCAGTGGAGGTGACTGGATCATGAATCTGACTCATTTACTGCCGGATTATTACAAAAGTTCTACGGAAGCTGTTAAGCTACAAACTGCGTTTGGAACATGGACAGATTCACTTTATTCTGCGAAAACTGAATTGCTTCGGCAAATGAATGTGTCAACTGCAACTTGGGGATTAAGTACATGGGAGAAAGCACTTGGCCTTGAGACAGATGCTACTAAGCCATATTCTTTTCGTCGAGAAAGAGTCATGAGCAAGCTGCGAGGAGCAGGGACAACTACTGCAGCGATGATTCGGAATGTGGCAGAGAGCTTTTCCAATGGCGAGGTTGCTATTATTGAATATAATCATGAGAATCGGTTTGAAGTCAAATTCACCGGGACTTTTGGGCTGCCTCCTAATATGGCGGATCTGACCAAGGCCATTGAGGAGATCAAACCGGCGCACCTGGCATATTCATATGTATTCATATTTAACACGCATGAGGCGCTCAGTGCTTATACACACGCAGAGTTGTCTTCCTATACACATGGCCAATTAAAGAATGAGGTGAGAATATAATGGCAACAACAACTGAGAATTATGGGCTTAAAAAGCCGCTGACGACAGATTACTATGATGTTGAAGTTCAGAATGAGAATATGGATCGCATTGATACGGCGTTGAAAGAAGTGGAAGAACATTTCGAAGTGCTAGATGATCAAAATGTAAAACTAGGTGGAGAGCAGATATTAACAGGAGTAAAATTCTTTCCAACATTAATTAGCAATGGCGATAACAACCATCTACAGTTTTTCCGCAACTTTTCAAAGGAATGGCATGTTGAAGCATTGGAAAACAAGCTTAGCGTTGTGCAGAGCGGAACTGCAGAAAGACTTGCAATTGGTAAGGATGGAAATGTTAGTGTTAATGGTTCATTAAACATTTCAGCCCCAACCCAGAGCTCCCATGCGGCAAACAAACAATATGTGGATGATAATAAATATGTGCATCCGACCACGGCGGGGAATAAGCATATACCAGCAGGAGGAGCTACAAATCAAGTACTGCAATATTCAGCAACAGGAACTGCAACGTGGCAAGACTTATTGGCCAGTGAAATGGGATTATCATCGGTAGTTGCAGCATTGTTTGGAGTGTCAACAGTTGATGATGCCTTGAAAATGATACCTCCTAAACAAAATATAACAGTAATAAGTACTACTGGAAGCTGGAATCCTCCTAGATCTAATATGGAAATAGCCGTGTTTATGATGTCCGGCGGAGGTGGAGGCGGCGGAGGTGGAACAACTGGTAGTTCAATCGCGGCAGGAGGCGGAGGCGGAGGCGGAGGCGGCTACGGGGTATCCATAGATAGTTTTTTTGTGACGTCAACTTCTGCGATTCCGATCGTGATTGGGGCTGCTGGGGCTGCTGGGGCTGCGGGTGCAAACGGAGGAGATGGAGGAACAACGTCTTTTAATGGGATATCAACTGTAAAAACAGGTTTAGGCGGTAAAACAGGATGGTCAGGTGGAGTAGGCACTGGAGGAGATGGATGTAATGGCGGAGGCGGAGGCGGATCTTACGGAGCTTATACTGGAAGTTCCGTAAATGGCGCGACTGGTGGAGCTGGTGGACTATATACACGTGAAAATGGTAATCCCGGTGGTAACTCAGGACAAGTAGGTGGGAGTGGTGGAAATGGATACTACAGCCAGTTAGCAGGACTCGGATGCTATTGCGGACCAAACCGAACAATGTATGGAGGCGGAGGCGGCGGAGGCGGCGGAGGCGGCGATTCAAGATCCTCTGGCGCTGGAACTGGCGGAAACGGAGGAGCCGCTGGAAATAGCGCTGGAGCTGGAGGAAAAGGCGGAGGCGGTGCAAGTAATACGGCTGTAGGAGCCGCGGGTACTGCCGGTGTTTCTTCTACAGTAAAAGGCGGAGGCGGCGGAGGCGGCGGAGGCGCTGGAGGAAACTACGGTGTAAACGCTGGTGGAGCGGCTGGAGCTGGAGGAGCTGGAGGAGCTGGAGTAGTAGTTATATTATATTAAGAACGGGGAGAGGAAAAATATGTTTCAAAACAATTGGGCATTTATTGAGAATGGTGTATGCACCAACATGGGATATTTTGAATCTATGGAAAAAGTCAAAGAGTTCCGGGCACTCTGCGATGGAACTGGAATGTACGACGATCTTGTTCCGGAAGAGCCAGGTTTTTGGATTGGTGACTATTACATAGACGGCGTTTGGATCCATCCAATATCAATACCCTCTAAACCTGCTCAATCGGAAGCCTCAAATGGAACAGGAGAGTAAAATAAATAAAGAAATTGAAACCTGAACGGAATACTTCGAACTCCAGTGATATGTTAGTATCTATGTTGGAAAAAGCCTGATCGCACATAGTTGTCGGATTATCGCCCGATAAGCATCAGGCAGTCAGGGAAATACTGATTAATAACGGAATGCAGATTATTTTAAAGAATCGCTCTTCAGGGGAAATCCTCTATGTTTTTGGGAGACTGGCAGTAGCACTGACGATACTATATTCAAGAAGGAGATTGAACCATGCTCAACGAAATAAAACAGTCCATAAAGGACAAGCTTACAGCCTTGTTCCCGCCAGAAGAAGGCTATGCTCTCTTTGACGAAAAAGTTCCAGAGGGCAGTGAGAAACCATATTTCTTACTCTTGTTGACGAAGCAGACCTACAGCAAGAAACTAAAAAACAAATACCAAAGTATACTATATTTTGATCTAGGGTATTACAGCAATCTAGATACCGCCGAAAATAAAAAAGACCTGATGAGGGTACAGGAAATTCTCGTCAGGTCTTTTGATTCGGCGGGGACATACCGGGTCAGGAACAAAAGTGCTCAGATAATAGAGCAAGTATTGCATGTAACCTTTGATATCAGCTATTCAGAAATGAAAGTTGAGGAAGCTGTATCTATGCAGCAAATAGAAGCTACAACTAGTGTTTGAAAAGGAGGGTCATCATGGGAGGATCATGGACCAGTCAAAACAAGATTTTACCGGGAGCGTACATAAACTTTCTCACCAACACGGCATTGTCGATCACGCCCGGTGAGAGGGGAATTGTCGTACTGCTTCAGGAGATGTCTGTTGGTGCTGCAGGTGAAATGTATCCTGTAACAGCAACGGATGCAAGCAGTTATCCAAGCGGAGCAACTGATGCGGATAAGATTTTGGTCAATCAGGCTCTGAAGGGAGCAAAAACGGTTATCGTATATAACCTTGGTTCAGCTCATGATTCCAGCGCGCTCACCAGTGCTTTGGATTCATTAAAAACAGTTGACTTTAATACTCTTTGCTATCCTTTTACCGCAGCAACCCACGCTGCCAGCCAAGCGGCCATTAAGACTTGGATCACAGCCATGAGGGATACAGAGGGTCGTAAGATTCAGTCTGTTCTGGCGGATTATTCAGGCGATTCTGAAGCAGTCGTCAATGTGACTCAGGGCGTGAGATTATCGGACGGCACAACACTTACCAGTGCTCACACAACAGCCTGGGTAGCGGGTGTTACTGCAGGAGCAACAATTTATCAGTCCAATACAGGAAAAAAGTATACAGATGCCATTGATGTCGTTCCCAGACTAACAAAAAGTGAAATGGAAGCTGCTGTGTCAGCCGGTAAATTTATATTCAAGGTTGATTCTGCTCAGAATGTTACCGCTGTTTATGACATCAATTCGCTGGTTTCATTTACTGTGGACAAAGGTGAAATGTTCAGAAAAAACAGAGTGATGAGAACCATCGATGGAATCAATAATGACATCGTTGAGATCTTCGAGGCAAACTACGTCGGCAAAACCAACAATAACGCTGACGGCAGGGCTCTGCTGAGGGCAACCTTGGTTCAGTATTTTACCGAGCTTCAGAACCTGTCTGCAATTCAGAATTTTACAGAGGATGATGTAACGGTTTCTGCCGGTGTTGACTCTGATGCAGTGGTCATTGATAGCTATGTTCAGCCAGTAGACAGCGTCGAGAAAATCTATATCACTGTGAACTTAGCTTAATAGGAGGATAAAATCATGTCAGATAATTATACAAGAATCGCGGATACCATATCCTCTCATGAGGGGAAGGCCTATATTACCATCAACGGGTCAAACAGGGAACTGTTTGAGGTATCCACTTTGAAAGCACAGCTAGGATTGACCGTATCAGCAAAAAGAATGCTGGGCAGCAGAATGACGCAACACAAGGTGACTGGGGCAGAAGGAACCGGAAGCCTGACCATGTATTTTATGAACAGTGAAGTGCTGAAACAGGCATTAGCTTACCTTAAGGAAGGCAATTACAACGGAATCACACTGCAGGTATACAACGAGGACGCTCAGTCCACCGTAGGAAGGCAGGAAGTCGTTCTGTCAAATGTTATATTCGCATCCATTCCGGTGGCGGTGCTTGATGACAGTTCTGATGATCCCATCACTTTTGACACCGACTTTACCTATGACGGAATCAACGTTCTGGAAAGCTTTGCGCTTCCGGAAAACTACAGATAAGAGAAGGAGCCTTGCGCTCCTCTCTTCTTTCAACAATTGTTAGGAGAAAACAAAATGAGTTCAATAAAAGCATTTTTAAACCCGGTTCAGATCGGGAATCGTGAGGTCATCGTTTCGGAACGGTTTCTGGGGGAGGACGGTAAACCGAGCCCCTTTATTATAAAGCCCATCACGCAAAAGGAAAATGAACAGCTGATCAAGAAATATACAAAGGTCGACAAGAAAGGCGTTGAGACCTTTAACCGTACGGAGTATGTCCAGGCGTTGACGGCAAGTGCTGTCGTGGAACCAAATCTTTCGGATGCAAAGCTCCAGGATAAGTACGGACTTGGTGAAACTGAGACGCTGAAAAACATGCTGCTCATCGGAGAATTTGCAAACCTGGCTCAGGCAGTTCAGGAACTCAGCGGCCTTGATAAAGATATCAACAAGGATATTGATGAAGTAAAAAACGAATAAGGGAGGGCGATGCCGAGTTTAACTTGGCACACTTTGCCCTCCAAAAATTGCGTATCCTTCCTTCACAATTAAGCTCCATGAGCCATGAAGAAAAAGCATTCATTTATGGAAGCATTATCGTGCGCGTTGAGGAAGAAAAAAATGCATCAAAAAATATTCCGAAGAAGGGGAGGAAAAGGTGATGAGTACTTTAAATACGTCACTTGCGCTATACGATAGAACTTCGGTTTCAATGCAAGTGCTATCGAAAATGGCAGATACGGCATCTATGAAATTTGATCAGACAAACATCTCAGTCAACAATCTGAATAAAAGCTTAAAAAATACGGAGTCTAAGGCCGATTTAATCCTTGATGTTATAAAGAATGGCATGAAGATGGCAGATGAATATACGCGCGTGCAGACGAGAATAAAGGCTGTAAATAATGAGCTGGGAGTACAGGAGAATCTTCAGGAGAAGATCTTTGCTGCGGCGAATCGTTCAAGAACTTCTTATTCCAATATTGTGCGTACTTTTTCTGATCTTAAAGGAATGACTAACAGCTCCTTGTCAAACGATGAAGCGTTAGGATTTTCAGAGCTGATGCATAAATCATATAAGCTTGGCGGAACTGACGATGCAACTCAATCTGCTGGAATTGATCAAGTAATAAAATCAATGGGAACAGGTACGGTCGATGATGGAGTTTTTGATAACATTACAAAAAATGCGCCGGCTATTTTAAAAGCAATGGAATCTTTCACCGGAAAATCTAAGCTGGAGCTTAGTAAAATGGCTGCAGAAGGTACCCTTACGGCAGATCTTTTGAAAAATGCTATGTTTGCTGCTTCAAATGATATTAATAGTGAATTTTCAAACTTGCCAATGAAGTTTTCGGAGGTACTGGACCGAATCAGAAATGTTACAATTGAAGCTTTTGGCGGCGTTATAGAGAGCATAAGCAGCTTTATGGGATCAAGTGAATTTGAGCCCTATTTAAATAGCATTATATTAGGTATTTATGCAATAGGAAGTGTCTTAAGCTGGTTGGTTGATTCAATAATTGGTGCATGGGACATCATCGGACCCATTTTATTCGCGCTGGCAATATCATATCTAAACGGTTTGAGGACAAAGCTCCTGGCATTAATACCTGCACTTTGGGGAATGGTTTCGCCCATTCTTGCGCAAGCTGCAGGATGGATTGCTGCTAGCTGGCCGATACTCCTGATCGTTGCTGCGGTTGCTGCCATAATATTTGTGCTTGGAAAACTTGGAGTTACTGCACAAAGCGTTTTTGGGTTTATCTTTGGCCTTGCATCTGCATTAGTGGCTATTTTCTTAGATATTCCAGTTTATATACAGAACGCTTTTATCGGAGCAATAAAGTTGATTGACCTTTTTATTACTTCGCTAATCAACAAATTCATATCAAAGATTAATTTTCTAATAGAGATCTTAAGCGGGCTTGAACTCATTGATGTAAATCCAATCGACAAGTTTAAAGGCTTTACAGAGGGTCTGGAATATAAGAAAACCTTTAATTACTCAGAGGTATTTGAAAAGGGGTCCAATGTAGGTAAGGGCCTTTATGATGCAGGAAAAAACAAAATTGGAGATATTAAAGATCAAATAAGCAGTTTTACAAATGGATTTGGACTAGGTACAGATGGATCAAATACGTTTGGATATGGCGGTTCGGATGCGTCAAATATACCTGGTTTTTCCGGTAGCAGCGACCTCGGCACTCCCAGCAATCCAGTTTCTGTACAGGGCACTGGCTCAAACGGAAATCTTGCTGTTGACATGGCGGAAGAGGATATTCAGTATTTGCGGGATATCGCAGAACGGGACTATATCAACAAATTCAGTACGGCTACAGTGGCGCCCAATATCCAGGTATCTTTCGGAGATATTCATAAGGAAGCCGATGCTGACAAGGTGGCCGGCAGAATCCAGCGGATCCTGAGAGAACAAATTGCCACAGCAGGTGAGGGGGTATATTGATGAGTGACTATGCGATCTTTTTTGATTATGGCAATCGAACGTATCGCTTGCCGGTCAATCCGGACGAAGTGAAGGTAAAAAGCTCCCTTTCTGTTGAGAAATATGAGGTGCTTGGGCTGGATCAGATTGCAGTTCCAACCAGAATGGAATTAAAGGAATACTCTTTTGACTGCGAGCTCCCTCGAAAAGCTTACCACTATGTGAGGACACCGAATCGGTTTAAGGATGCAGACTACTATTTAAAGAGATTTGAGAGATGGAGAAGCGGGCTTGTTCCAGTCCGCTTTATCGCCACCAATGGGATCGGCGACGATATCAACACGCTGGTATTGATTCGGGATCTGGATATCACGGAGCGGGCAGGTGAAGAGGGAGATAAATATGTATCCTTTTCGCTGATTGAGTACAAGCCCTACGGAAAGGCGTCTCAACTTCTCAAGATGGATGACGGTCATTATGTTGTGAAGGAAACTGCAGCTGCTGAAACGGAAAATCCTAAGAATTCCGGAACCCATACAGTCGTAAAGGGTGACACTCTATGGGCAATCTCGAAAAAATATTATGGCGACGGGTCGAAGTACACGAAGATTTATCAGGCCAATACAGACAAGGTAAAGAATCCAGCCCTGATTTATCCTGGTCAGATTCTGACAATACCAAATTAGGCGGTGAATCATGGAATTTCTATTAAATACAGATGACAGCACTTATGAGATCAGCCAGCTGGTGACGAAGGTATCCTATAAGGATTCGCTAAATGACGGGTGCAGCAAACTGGAATTTACCTGCATCAATGACGATCTTTCAGTAAACAACGGAAGTGCTGTGAGCTTTAAATTTAACGATAACAATATTTTTTTCGGCTATGTTTTCAAGCACGGTAGGGGGAGGGACAAAGAGATTAGTGTCACCGCCTATGATCAGCTGAGATATTGCAAGGCGAAAGACACGATCTTAGTGAAAAATGACACGGCTGCAACCCTCGTAAAAAGGATGTGCAATACCCTTGGCTTAAAATATGGGACGATAGAGGATTCCGGGTACTTGCTTGCGACTAGCTCCCATTACGACAAGACCTGGCTCGACATGGTCTACTCGGGAATCAGTGATACCGTATTATACCTTGGTAAAAAATATGCGTTACGAGATGAGTTTGGAAAAATCACCCTTCGAGATTTGGATAACTTGAGATTGAGCCTGGTGCTGGGAGATGAGAGCCTGGTTTACGACTATAGCTATGAACAGTCAATTGATGATGAATTCTATAATCAAATCAAGCTGGTCAGCAGAAATGATACCAGCGGAAAAGACGATACCTACATAGCGATAGACAGTAATTCCATTATACGTTATGGTTTGCTGCAATATTATGAAAAACTGGACAACAATGCGAATTACGCAAAGACCAAGGACATGGCAGATCAACTTCTGGGATTATATAACCATGAGGTCGAGAGCCTTAGCCTGAACTGCCTGGGTGATACAAGTGTACGGGCAGGAACCAGTGTTTACGGACAAATTGGAGACATCGAACTCGGCCGTTATCTTCTCGTAAAATCGGTTAACCACAACTTTCTGCCGGTCCATACCATGAGCCTGGAGGTGGTACTATGATCAACGAAATCAAAACAATCGTACATAACTATCTGAATTCCGCTGCCCTTTGCTGCTTGCTTACGGGCACTGTAACGAGAGACGGAATTAGAATTAGTGATAAGCTGATCTTGCCTGATGAATTGATCCTTGGAAATCTAAAGTCGTCTCTTATCATCGGGCAAAGAGTCAGGCTGCTGCGGAACCATGGCGGACAGCAATTCTACGTTCTGGAGGTGATTACCGAATGACAATACCAAAGGCATCGCTTTCAACCGATATTGAAATCGTTGACAAAATAGACACAAATAGAACCTACAGGCTGAATGAAACCAATATCCAAGGGTATGTTGACGGGCGGGAAGCGCTGAAACAAGCAGTTAATAAGGTCTTGAACACAGAAAAGTGCGAGTATCCCATTTACAGCTTTTCCTACGGAATTGAGCTGGATTCACTCATCGGCAAAGATGTTTCTTATGTGAAGGTGGAACTCAAAAGGAGAGTTCAGGAGTGCCTGCTGCGGGATGATCGCATTGAGAGTGTTGATGATTTTAACTTTGCTGTGACAGGGGACCAACTTCTTTGTACCTTCAATGTGGTTAGTATTTATGGAGAAATCACCATCACAAAGGAGGTGAATTTATGATGTTTTCTGATAAGACTTATGAAAACATTATGTCTCATATGCTTGGGCGGGTAGGCGCTGACGTAGATAAGCGAGAGGGAAGCGTGATCTATGATGCATTGGCCCCCTGCGCTTATGAGCTTGCCCAAACCTACTATAACCTCAATCAGTTTCTGGATCTGGTCTTCGGTGATACAGCCTCTGGAGAGTATCTCGATCGTGTTGTGGCGGACTACGGCATATCTCGAAAAGCAGCAACTCATGCTGTTCGAAAAGTAGAGACAAACGGCACCGTGAATATCGGAACCAGATGGGGGATCAACGATACAACTTATAAGATTACGGAATTGACAGCAACAAATGTCTACAGTGCCATCTGTGAACAGGAGGGTGATATAGGAAACCTCTACGACGGAGCACTGGAAAACATCGATAATCTCGCCGGAGTAACGGCAGTGCTGACCGATGTCATAACATCAGGAGCTGATGAAGAAACGGACGATAATTTGAGATCAAGGTTCTATGCGAAAGCGCAAGCGCCCAGCACCTCTGGAAATGCGGATCACTACAAAGAGTGGGCGTTAAAGGTTCAGGGTACCGGCAATGCAAAGGTTCTTCCCCTGTGGAATGGCCCCGGAACTGTGAAAGTACTCGTTGTTGATAGCAATGTGGAGATCGATGAAAGCTTGCCGAATTCTGTAGCAGCATTTATCGAAACGGTTCGCCCCATTGGAGCTGCCGTTACGGTTCAAAGTCCTGACTGCGTTCCCATTACAATATCTGCCAATATATGGCTCGATGGGTCCAGGAATTATAATGATGTACAGGCCTCGTTCCGGATCATGGTAGCAGAATATCTGAATAGCCTAGTCTTTAGGACATATTCTGTGAGCCACGCAAAGGTTGGAAGTCTGCTGCTTGATACCGCAGGGGTGAAAGATTACGATTCACTTTTGGTCAATGGAGGTACGGCCAATATTACCATAGGAGAAACGCAGGTCCCTACAGTAGGAACGATCTCTTTAACGGAGGTTGATTGATATGAGCTGGATGGAAATACTACCCCCTGTCTATGCTGGCAATTCAACCATGGAAGAACTGCAAAATATAGTGAACGATGAGTTGACAGAGGTATTAGGAGGCTTTCAAGAAATAACAAATGAGTGCTTTATTAATACATCTTTGAGCCTGCTGAGCCGCTATGAACAGATCTGCGGTTTGGATGTGGACGTCTCGAAGAGCAGTTCGTTCAGGAGAGAACGAATTAAGGCAAAAGTGACCGGCATCGGTACGGTGACAAAGCAGATGATCATTGACACTGCCGCATCCTATTCCAACGGAGAGGTGGAAGTGATTGAGGATGTTCAAAACAATCGTTTCGTCATTAAATTTGTAGGAGTTCTAGGTATTCCCGAAAACATGAGTGACCTCATTTTAACAATAGAGCAGATTAAGCCTGCCCATCTGGCTTATCTATTTGAATATACATGGATCTCTTGGAATCAGTATGAAAGCTACCATAATACATGGGAGGATTGGGATTCCCTGAATCTGACCTGGGATGAATTTGAAAGATATAAGGAGGCGCCATAATGGCAAGCACCAATAGAACGAAGAACTATAAGCTGAATCAATGGCTTGGCAGTGATTACATGAAGCGGGATGACTTGAATAACGATAATGAGTTGATCGACGCGGCATTAAAAAACAACGCTGATGCCCTGTCGGCAGAAGCTGCAGCCAGGAGTGCGGGGGATAGTGAGCTTAGGGATTTGATCAGCAGTGAGGCAGCTGCCCGGCAGGCTGCAGATGAAGAAATCAATTCGACGATAAAAAGTGGAGTTACATTGTCTCCCTCTATTGGACTCGGAATGAACTCTGTAATCCGCAGGTCTGACGGCATGACATCAATCCCCAAATTTACCATGCAAGGCAAGAGCTACGTAAATCTGCTTGGCAAGGATGGGAACTGTGAGGATGTGAGTAAGTGGGGAACTTATCAGGTAACGGCAACTTTAGATTCAACTAATAAAGTTTTTGGTAGCAATGGCATAAAGGCTACACTCACTTCAACAACTGGTGCAGTCGTAAAAGTTTTAAATACTTTGAGCACATTAGATTATTCTAAATATTACTTTGTGAGTGCTTACCTGAAAAATGGAAATGCAAGTATTGGGATAAGAGTTTATAAGAATAACGTTGGTGGCGGGAATGACGCATATTCCACACGTGTAACTGATACAAGTAAATTTGTAAGGTCTGGATTTAAAATGTCCCCATCTGATGTCAATTCTGGGAATTCTATTGGTATTGCGATTGATGGAGCAAACACCCAATATGCGTATTTTGACGGATTCCAAATCAACGAAATCACCGCCACTGAATACGCAACATTCTCCGAAGCCCAGCTCATGGAAAAATATCCCTACGTTGACTCATACGCTTGCCTCCAGAACCCATATATCGAAGTACGGCATGACAACCTTGTTAGGAATGGAAATTGCGAGGAAGGAATTGCATGGTGGGTGCCGTTTGACCCTTCTACAGGGACGCTGTCAATTGAAAATGGTAAGTTTAAATTTGTTACTACCACTTATAATAATATAGGGAATGTAGTAAATGTAAAGCCCAATACAAACTATTATTTTAGTGCAAATAAATCAGGAACAAACAGTAATGCACAGGTTGTAAATATGGCTGAAACTATTGCATTGAGCACTGGTGGCACATTTAACACAGGCTCAAATACTCAAGTAAAGGTTAGAATGACCAATGCAGGAGCCAATACTTGCTATTATGATAGTTTTGTGCTCGTAGAAGGAACCACAGCTCCAGCATCATACAAGCCGTGTCGAATTGATCGTTGCGTTATCGAGGGAAAGTTCACTTCTGATGATACATTCACATATGAGAACGGTAAAGTATCTGGACTACTGAACTGGAAACACAGGACGCTGTTCGGTAAAGACTATGATTGTGCGTATAACTTAGATTTTGCCGGATCAAAGCAAATCGCAATAGCCAATTTTCTTAATAACGTAAATGACACCTCTCTAACAAAAATGATTGGCTACGATGGTTCAATCATTCCCCAGATACAAATAATAAACGGTGGGAATCAAGGTGCCTTATACAATGGAGTCGTCTACCTTGGACTAAATGATGTAACCACTGGCTGGGGAGAATCGTTTAACCCAAATGCAGACGAAGTCAAGGCGTTTATGAATGGGTGGAAAGCTGTAGCATACAGTGGAGTGAGGTACGTTGGCTGGGTAAGCATAGTGGACGGTTCATTACCTACCGGTGCAGTAACATCTCTTGCTGTTGGTACTAACACATCAGGCCAAAAAGTGATTAATGTCACACTCGGAGAGGGCAATACCAAGTTTGCCGTTGGTGACTATATTTTTATTCCCGGATACGGATACGATCTTATAGCTGCTGTTTCAGCTAATTCCATAACTGTGACTAATAACCTGTATACTCCTGTTACAAATGGAATGAAGATAATGAAATGCGACAACGGCTCAACGAATACCTCTCTTATAACTTGGTGCAAAAACAACATAGCTCCCGGCTACGAAGGCTACCAGCTACACTACAAACTTTCAAATCCCGAACCGATCACTGATGTAAACGTCCATATCCACGGTGACATTCCGAAACTGGACAAAGGGGACAATTACGTGTACGTGGATACCGGGATGGTGCTTGGGGAGGTGGCGAATCCTTTAGCCGCTGACAGTTATTATAGGATAAACAGTAATTATGGTCTAGGTGGTTCAGCCACATGGTTAAAGTCAAAAGCAGAGACTATAAATAGTGTTTATAGAAATCAGATTCGTGATAGTGGATGGACAGTATTAAGTGGATCATCGTCAGAAACAAATGGACAAAGCTCTGCATTTATATTGGCGACAAACTACGATGTGAATGCTGTATATACCGTTGATTATCCAATTCTCAAAACCATGCACACCACGCCGACCGCGATTACGATGCAGTATCAACAGGACGTGCTGAGTGCGGTATCGGATCTTGCCGAAGGACTAAACAGTCGGCAGAAAGCAGATAGCGCTCTGGATACGTTGGTGGATGAAAGTACTTATGAGTATTTTAATAATATTGCATGGCAAGGGAGATTTATGAATCGAAGTGCGGTTGAAGCAAGATTAACACTAACATTAAAGATTACTCCTAAAAAGGTTCTGCCTATATTGACGTTTCAGCCTACTCAGATTGTATATTTTGATGGGTCAACAATAGCAAATATTCCGTTGTCAGAGTTTTCTTTTTCTGTAGCATCGCCTATCATAAGTAGAAATCACATTATGATTTTTGCATCATATGTTGGTTCAAATTCCACCATAAGAGCAGCACTTTTTAATAACGGAGGGTCTATTTCTGGAAATTTAACTCTTGATTGCCGAGGGAGGTTATAACCATGCTATATAAAGACCATGAGATTGACATATCAACAACCAACTATACCGCGGGAGTGGCTATCATACCGCTCCCTGACGGATCAATCGTCTGCATCCCAGAGGAAGGGGCTACGGTAGAAGAACTGGAGCTTATCCAACGGATCAGGGATGATGTTGAAAGCCGCCCGGCTCCTGAACCCATCGATGTAGCACCAGAACCAACAACAGAAGAATATCTTGTTGATCTCGATTTTCGCCTGTCGATGATCGAACTTGGATTATAAAGGAGGATTAATTTATGACCTATACATATTGCAAAAAGGTGATCGACAACACCACGTACAAGAGTCAGGACCAGAAGGACGAAATGCAGGTCAAGCTCGATGTTTTCCTGCTCAATGACAGAATCACTCAGGATCAGTACACTGATTTGGTCGAACTGCTGACCGCAAAGGTGATAACCGCTTAGTGCTAACTCAGTAGCAAATTAAAGAACAGGAGGCGATATCCGTGTTTGAAGCTATGACCTATGACAAAATCCTTTCTGAAATGCTCGGCAGTGTAACCTCTGATGTGGACAAACGGGAAGGAAGTATTGTTTATGACGCGCTTGCGCCATGTGCATATAAGCTTGCTGAGATATATTCAAACCTCAGCAACTATACAGATCTCTTTTATCTGGATACTACGGTGAATGACTATCTTGACAAAAAGGCTGCGGATTATGGGAAGACCAGAAAAGGCGCAACTTATGCAGTGCGAAAAGTAGAAACTACCGCTGCTGTTGACCTTGGAACAAGGTGGGGACTTGAGGATACAACATATAAAATTGTAGAATTTCTTTCTGAGAATGTTTACCGTGGTATCTGTGAACAATCTGGTGAAATCGGTAACCAATATCGAGGGACTCTTGAGAATATTAGTAATGTAAGCGGAGTTACAGCTGTATTGAGTGACATTATCACTTCTGGCACTGAAACGGAATCGGATGAGGATTTTAGAAGCAGATTAAAATCATACATCATCAATCCTTCGCAGAATGGTAATGCGGCTCAGTATCTTGAATGGGCATCAGATTATGATGGGATTGGGGCAGCAAAAGTATTTCCTCTTTGGAATGGAGGCAATACTGTTAAAATTGCAATCACAAACCGTGAAAGGCGTCCGGCTGAACCATCCTTGGTTGTGTCTTTTCAGGAATATCTCGACCCAAAGTCTGAGGGACTGGGTAATGGAGTAGCTCCGATCGGAAGTAAAGTAACTGTAACTGGCGGGACTCAGAAGAATATTTTGGTTGCTGCTAATGTAACGTTAAACGAAGGATATTCCGAGGCAAGCGGAACTTTAGATGCAATTACAAAATATTTAGCTTCAGTTACTTTCTCAAAGAATAGTGTGAGCTACATGAGGATCGGAAGCGTCATACTTGACTGTGAGTCGATTGCAGAGCTGAACAATTTGACAATTAACTCCGGAACGTCTGATATCGCACTAAATCAAGATGAAATTCCTGTGCTGACAGCACTTAACTTAACGGTGGTGGGATAAACATGATCAATTTTATTAAATACACAATTGATGGAGTTACCTATACTCTTGTTAACAATGGTGATAACACTTGGAACAGAGATGAAAATGCACCAAATGCCAGTGGAAATTATCAGATGACCTTAACAATTATTGAGGATGGTAACATAACCAATTTAGATGCGTCTGATGACATCTATGAAATGTACCTTGATATTCTTACGGGCACAGAAAAAAATACCCAGCTCGGAAGTTATGTGCCGGATTTTATTTCGGATACAACTGAAATAGCTTCTGTTTTCAATGCAGAAAATGATTTGCTGGATCACTTGGGAGATGAAATATCCAAAATTAAATCCAACCACTTTATTACAACCGCATCAAATTATTCTATTTCCAGAATGGAAAGTTTTTTGGGGATGAAGGGGTTAGGGACTTTAGAACAAAGAAAAAGCTACCTGATCTCACTAAACCAAAAAGGAAACAAGCTGAACGTGCCTGCGATAAGGAATATTGTAAAATCGATTGCTGGAAGTGATTGTATTGTAACGTTCTTTGGTGCTGAAGAAGAGAGCAATCCTGACAAGGCTTATGGATTACTGAAGATACAGGTTCTCAGCCCAGACAGTACAAAAAATTATCGCTATGCAGATATTGCCAGAGCTTTAGCACCTTTGGTACCCAGTCATATTAAGTTGTCCGTAATAAAGTATTTTGCTACCTGGGGAGATATTCTTAATGACTTTTCGGACTGGTCAAGCCTATCCTCCAGGGAGGATTGGCAGGTCGTTCGAGAGTATATACCAAGTTCTTAGCTCAATTTATTAAAAATAAAAAAACTAAGAGCAGTAAATAAAGGAGTGTGATTCCATGTCAAAATTGACGGGAAATTATAAGTTTATAATGCCAGAGTTGACAGACAGTCCTCCTGATATCACTGTCATGAATTCAAACTGGCAGGAGATCGATGCCAAGCTGAAAGAACAAGATGAGAATAACAGTGAGGCTAAGAACTTAATCAGCATTAGGCCTACAATGACAACAACGGATCTTGCTTATTATGTTAATACAACGACTGGAAACGACAGCAACAGCGGCCTAGCCTCTGGTATCGCGTTTAAGACATTACAAAAGGCAATAGATTCAATTCCTCCGATAGTTAATCATACCATTACAATTAACGTTGTAGAGGGAACGTACAATGAAGACGTGTTGTGCGAAGGATTTACAGGAAAAGGCCGAATTTATATTAACGGAGATACTCGGGTGTCGACGTCTCGAAGTGTTAAAAGTATTTCATGTGGAAATAGTGCGATATACATAACTATTACAGGGTTCAACGTTATTGGACGAAATTCATCAGCTGCGGCAATAAATATGTCTCGAATTAGCTATTTTGTAGTGAACTACTGCAATATTGTGTCAAACGATTTGATGGCAATTGGAATCGCAGCCTATTCCAGCAAGGGAATTGTTACTAATTGCACTATTTCGACTAAGCTGCACGGCGTGTACGCTTGGGCTTCGGATGTGATAAGTGACACTAATACTGGTACAAGTAATAATTATGCGCTAACTTCTGTTCGGTCCTCCGTATTATCTAAAACCGGTTCTCAGCCTTCCGGCGCTGAATACAAAGATGGTGGCATGGTTGTGGATTTGAGCGGTGTGCCGTCAGGCACTCTTCCAACTTCTGGAGGCACTTTATCAGGTCCGCTGGGAATTGTTAAAGTTGCACCGGTTATAGCTCTGGATGACACGGTTAGTGGGCTTTCGGGCAGGCTTTTCGAAACCGGAGGTTACACTTACCTAAGAACCTATAAGAACGAGTCCCAATACACACAGTTTGCATTAGGTCAGTATTCGCAGCCAGTACACGATTTGTTGCAACTGTACAAGCTTGGCAGCAGTGTGTATCGGGTGTATCATGAGGGAAACATAACTATGTCGACCGTTGCACCTATTTCTGCGCTTGCAGAAGGTGCGCAACATCAGGTTTATTAAGGTGGTGGTACTGTGACTATCTATAGAGGAGTTACCGGCATCAACAGGGAAATTAAAGAGCAGTACAGAGGGGTGGGTGGCGTCAACAGGGAGATTAAGGAGCAGTGTCGAGGATTGGGTGGGGCAAACAAAAAGGTATTTGAATCAAAAGTGAATCTGTATAACTGTGGTAACGAATATACAGCCGTAACTGGCGGGTGGAGAGAAGGCTATGTATATGCGGTTCGAGGGACGCTCGCAAAAAATTTAGATAATATTTACCTGCATGTATACAACGGGAGCGATATATATGCTGAAACTGCTCTTCCATTGGATTTGCAAAATTATAATTACATCAAAGCTGCTGTGAATATCACAAGTACTGGAGATAAGGCAAAACTTGTGCTGGCTATAACCAGTGGGCCTAAGAGATCCTTTAGTAGTTTTATTGCCTCCCAAAATTACTGGTCGACAAACGGCGAAATAAGTTTGCCAATAGCATCATATACAGGGCTATACTACATAGTGTTGCAAGGCAGCAGTAGCACGACCCAAACATCTTCGTGTGCGGCAACCATTAAGAAGATATGGTTAGAATAAGGAGAATTAATCATGAAAGTTATTTTAAACAATGGAGCAGAATTAGACGCAATTTTGGTAAACGGTCAAACCCGTTATTTTCAGGGAGCAAACAGGGACAGCTTGGAATTTCAGTTTTCCAAAGATGCTGTGGCGTTTGATCATCTGGACACGCTCTTTATAGAACCGGAAAATACAAAAAGAATCACATTGCAGCAAGGGGAGAAAACCTATCTCCATGAGAATTACACGCTGCGGGTCAGCATGGGTCTTGCTCCGGTCGTTATCACTCCGGCCACGGGAACAGAGCCAGAAGTAATTGAAGAACGTTACAGTGTGGTTATGGCCCAGAAAACCTATGCGGAATTGCTGCTGGAAGCCATGCAGGAAACTGTAGATATCTTGGTGATGGAAAGCTTGGGGGTGTAGAGGATGTTCGAGACGATTAAAAGACTGTACATAAAAACGGGTAGTACAGATGTGATTACCAAAGCACTCGAAAAGGGTTGGATCACGCAGGCAGAAGCAGACGCGCTCCTTTCATAGTCTTGACTAAGTACTCAAAAGAACGCTTGAAGTGGTTCACGAATTACATTTTAAATAAAAAACTGCAGTGTGAATAGATTCTTTCCGATACCTTAATTCACACTTTTTTATTGCCCTTAATTAAAACAAGGAAGGAGATGACATGTCAGAAATATACATTTGGAAATCCAGACTAAGCAAGGATGCATATCCCATGGCAGACCACACAGCCTATGTTGCGGGAGACAAGGACAATCTTGACCCGGTGGTACTCGGCAGATGGGCGGCACTGGCCAAAGCCTACGGAGTTGTTATTGTTGTTACCAATCAGGGAGGATACCGCAGTAAATCAGATCAGGACGAACTGTGGTTAATGTATAAGGCCGGAAAATTGCAGCAGACTGCTGCCAAGCCATATACGAGCAGGCATGGTTTGGCTCTGGCTGTCGACTCCTCCACGCCTCCTTTTCGGAGAGCAAGTTCAACTACGCCAGTTATTCCAGAGGCTGTGCTGAATCGATATGGGCTTTGGCATCCTTATAGCAGCGAACCATGGCATGCTGAGCCAATTGAAACAAGAGGACTCACCTTTGCACAGATCAAGGCTCGGCTTGCGCCTATCGAAATAGGTGCTGCGTTTCAGCAAAAATATGGATTGGCGGAAAAGACGCTGAAATTTATTTCTGGTTTCAGATGGGCACCTGAGTTGGTTGAAAAACGAATGCTATCTGAAGGGCCGCTCCATTTAAGTGAACAGACAATAGATTATTTGAGGGACTATCCTTATTGGCCTGACCTTAAAACCAAGTTGAATATTGCAGAGTTGGCGTGAGCTTAAGACCAACCTCAATATTGCTGAATGGCTGGGGCTCAAGGCCATACCCAATATTTGGGAATCATGGGTGGAAAGGGGAATACAAGATGAAAATTTCAAAAGGAACAGTGATAAGAACCATGTGTCTTGGGATTGCATTGATCAATCAGATGCTTACGATCACTGGTCACAGCCCATTACCTATTGACGATGAAACTGTTAATTTGGTAGTTACGACAACAGCAACAATTGTCACGTCTCTTGCAGCCTGGTGGAAAAATAATTCGTTTACGTCAGCAGCAATTCAGGCAGACGAGATGTTGCAACAGATAAAGCAATCATAAAAGCAAGACACTTTCAGTTGATATGATAGGACGAGCTTGGGATAGAATGAGAGGAGAAAGAAATGATTCATTGGAAAATCACATCTAGAAACAGGGCCTTTTCGGTCAGAAACTTTGCTGCAGAAACTACCGGAATTGCGGATTAATTCTATGTCGATTATGACTTACATAGAAAGGTACTGGCCTGAATGGATCAGTGGCATTCTTGCTACGGTGTCCTTTGGAATTTTCTCAAGAATTATTATGAAATTTAAAAAGATGCAGCTACGGCAGGCAGCTACAGAATTGGGCGTACAAGCTTTGCTTAGAGCAGAGATCATTCAAATCTATAATAAATATATGGAAGCTGGATCTATGCCCATTTACGAGCGGGAAAATGCAGCGGAGCTTTTTAGTCAATATACAAATCTAGGGGGAAATGGTGTAATTAAAGAACTAATAGAGAAGCTTAATAATTTGCCCACTCCGCCGCTAACATAGCGAGAGAGCGTGCTGCGATAATCGACAAAATTCTACAAAAAATACCCCCCGCTTTCATGCAGGATATTATTATGCTGCATTAATAATGATGCGGAAGCTTTATAAAAAAGGGGGGTCGTTATGATTAAAAACTCTACATTCGTCGAATCAAACGCAGAAGCATTGATAAAAATTTTAGATCAACAAAAGTATCCTTTCGAAGCGAACGATTATTTGATTTTCATAACACGAGATCGTGACAGAGTAAGCTTTTTTGATATTGTTATTAGGGCCTTCCATCTAGGCGTGATCCTTGGGAAGCGTTCGGAACGAAGGAAAAAAACAGGTTAGAATTGGCTTTGTGTTAGACATCAATTTGAACCAAATACCTTTAAGTCTAAAAGTAAAAAGGGCGGTCACAAACCGCCTTTTACTGCTTATGAACGAAATCCACTTATGTCTTAGAACTAGTTTGTATAACCCAGAAAAGGCAGTAAAAAATCCGCCCCCCTATGAGGTGCGGATTGATTGTAAAGATTAGGCTACGCAAACGTTAGTAGCGCGCATCTTTCTGGAATCTCTGGAATCGGCTTCGGTGTCGTATGTCACCTTCTGTCCTTCGGACAGAGATTTGTATCCTTCGCTTTGTATAGCGGAGAAATGGACAAAAACGTCTCCGGATCCATTGTCATTAGAGATGAAGCCAAAACCTTTGCCTTCGTTAAACCACTTTACAGTACCATTATTCATAAGAGGTACCTCCTTAAAAATATTATCCCGTGCAAAAACAAAAGCCACAGCGTTTAAGTCAAAATGGAAATTGACTTAAGCCTGCAGCATCAATTAATACATTTAGAATTATTTTAATTATATATGATTGGAAACAAATTGTCAAATTATTTTATTTTTCCAAATATGAAAAACAGATCAAATTCTGAAAGTGAAATCCAGATTGTTGAGCAACTGAAAAAAATCGGCGTATTCTCGAACTTTGAGCATTCCATACGTTTTTCAGGATGGTAATGAAGTTGCAACAAATGATGCTGAAGTTGCAACAAAAAAGGAAGCCTAAGCTCCCTCCTGCTGCTTTGAG